AACTGTCATTTTTCTTGTTCTCTAAATATCTATTCAACTCTAGTTTATCACCCCAACCAAATTGAGGTTTCTGAGTTATTTGTGAGTTAATTACTACGGCTGGTATCTGCTTGACTATATCACGTAATATGTATTCTGGTATAATCATATCCCTAATGAATTTTGGTTCTCATAAAACTTAAATTCAAAATCTGGAAATGATGTTGCGTCCAACTCGTTCTGATCTGTTAAGAACCGATAAAGCGAAACTTCAGAATTGTTATTTTGATAATAATCTAACCCAACGCTTCCAAAATGATCTCTTATAATCACTGGGTCGCACTGTGCTTGTGCTTGATACTTTTCAATGAATTGCCTAAATGCTGCGATGTACTTAGGTGTAGGACTTACATTTCCTGCGTTTTTAGATTTGTTTTTCACTATACCTGTTGTGGTGTATGTGCTTTCATCATTTCTTAAAAATTCACAGAAGATGTAAGAGGCTACTAAGCTATTCTTGTTGTAGCCTCTCAATCCTTCCCATAAGTAATCTTTGCCGTCCTTAATGTAGGTTGACCCTGTTACCAAGTCTTTCCACTTTTGAGCTGCATTTGGTAAATCCGCCATTGCAGTGGTAAATTCATTAAATAGCGTAACTCCTAAGGCGTGTAACATTAACTGGCGCTCATATACTTTAATAAAGTAATCCAACTCCGATTCGTTACTCGGGCTATCAGATGCGCTGATGCTGACCGCATTCGGTATGAAGTTGATTCCTTTTTGGTAATATGTTGCGTCTGTTATTGTTGCCATTTCTTAGTTTTTATCAGCAGCTTTCTTAAAAAGTTTCACTGCTTTATTAGCAATACAACCTTTAGCTGTGCTTTCGTGTAATTCAAGAGTATCTCCTTTTTTGTAGTTACCCCACTTTTCTTGTATGACTTCTACTTTTACCATAATTACGGTGCTGTAATAGCTGTTTTTATGGTTGCGATGTCGTCATAAATAAACGCTTGTTCGTCTAATTTCTTAACAAAAGCGTGGAAACGAGATTCTCCTAGAATTACAAACTGATTTTTGATGAAGTCATCGTTAACATACCCTATTTTCACAGTGTATCCTAAGTAGTCAGTAGTGTTATACTTACTCATATCTGCAATAAAGATTTTCCCTGCTGGAATTGATCTTTCTGGAATGATTGTAAGACCACCAATATTCACGATATTAAATAAACTTGCTGTTGGATATAATGGATTCCCATCTGCATTTTTAACTGACACAAATTGTAAGTAAAAATCAACAGGATTCACTACACAAAGTGATGGCATATAGCTTGTTTCATCATCATAATTGTGAGTCGAGTAAATATCAGTAACAGCTGCATTAATTACATCCATAATGTTTGGATTCTTAACGGCTGTCGCCATAGCCCCTGCTACAAATGCTCTACCGAAAAGTGTCGCTCCTTTTGGATTTGGTGCATTCCCGTCACCAAATAAAATTCCATTTTGCTTTTTCAAAGCGTGCTTTTTTCTTAAAAAGTCATTGGCAACAGATTGAAGTCCCACTACATCTTGAATTGATTCATCTGTCAATCTAAGCCATGCAGCTATTTTTACAGGTTTTGCATAGTTTGTTTCCCATGTAAAATCTGTTTGAGGTTTCACTGTTCCTTCTGCTACAAAAGCGTAATCTCCATCCTTTGGCTTCGCTTCAGTGTATGGATAGGCAGCAAGGCTTGTGCTAACATTGGAGGTTAAAGACAATAAATCTGCCTCTCTCAAATTCACATTCGATAAAGGTGCTTGTTGCGTGCCTGTAATGTTAGGTGGTGAAGTATTAACCCCTGTCCCTGTTGTAATATTTCCAACGACTTTAGAGACTAACTCAACCATCCCACTTCCTGCGGATTTGATCGATTGAATTTTCTCTAAGTTGTCTTCGATAAACTTGTTAACTTCTTGCTTAAAACCTGTTGGCATTCCGCCACCGTTTTCTTTAAGTTTTGTAATTTCAATTCCTTGTGTCTTTACAATCCCTTCGATTCTCTCGTTTTCTGTCTTAGCAGTTTCGAGAGCTGTTTTTAATGCGCCCATTTCTTCAACCGCTTTAGCTAAAGTTTCTGGATTCATTTCTTTTAGAGCTTCTTGAACCTTAGTGTCAATGCTCTTACCTGTTTCCGCTTCTACTTTAGCGATTAAGGCTTCAAATTCCTCTTTTGTCATCTTTTTAAATTTTTAGATTAATATTTTTTATTGCTTCGGTAATATTGAAAGTGTCTGTGACGGCTTTCGGTAGAGTGTCTTGCGACGGCTCCTGTTTAATGCTCTGTGTTGGTGTTATTGGATTGCTTCCCATTGGCACGGCTGACCCCTCTACTGCTTTGGCTTCAGTGACTGCCCAGAATACGCCCGATGCGTCTGCCATTTCCTTGTTTGTGATCTCTGGGTAGTACTTATCCCAGACCGCTTTTTCTTCCTCATAACGTTCGTCATCAACTGCCATGAATATCTTCACATACCGCATCCCTACACTATGATTGTTTACATAGCCTTTAGAGTACTGATTGAACATATACGGGTTACGCTCTCTTTTCACAGTACTGTCAAACACGAGGGCTTGTGTACTTCCTTCTACCTCATAGCCTAAAGACTTCCATGTCATTGTTTTGGTAAAAGCTTTTGGATCGTCACCAGATGAAATAATACTGCTAAATTCATGACTCTTATGTTCCTGAATATGCATCAGTCGTTTGTTTTCTTTTAGAGATTTTTTCCAAAGACCAGGGATATGTACATCCTTGTGACTATCCATGATGTTGGTAGTATTTATAATAGCCCTTACCTTGATCTCGTTAGTATCTAGGCTCACGGCATCAGCTTTTAAAACATCACCCTTTGAATTAGTTATAGGTGTACTATATTCTAATCCATCAGCTTCTTTTAAAACACTCATCTTTTGAGCAATCAAAGTGCTTTTGTTAGCAATCATAAAATCGATCAATTCCGACTTATTTTGAAAACTTGGTATCTCTAGTTTTTTCATGACTTTTATAAATTAATTCTCCATTTATTGCTTTTGAGGTTTTCATTTCCTTTAGTTTCTCAATTATTTCTTTTGTTAACTTAGTCTTCATCTGTTATGGGTATTCCTTGATTATCAAAAAGTGCTTCTATGGTAGTCGTGTCCATTTCAGCACGTACGAGCTTTTCGTATGCAGATGCTATCTGTAATATTTTATCTGCTTTCTTTTGCTCCGTGTGTTGCATCACAGGCATATTCTTGAAAGTAACTTTGATTGGTGTGGCTTCTAAATCAAAATGAGATGTCCAACTGTTTGCTAAATCGTCTGCTACGGGCTGTATCACGTTCTGAATGAAGCCAATTAATGCCTCCTTTTGATTTTCAAAGGTTGCACCTGTTTTATGAGCTGAATACAATTCATTTGGAACGCTGAATATTTCACGGATAAGTGTAGCGTTGGTTGCTATGCTGTTTTCAAACCCTAAATCTGAGTGCTTAATATGGAAAGACTGCCAATTGATTGGGCTTTGCGTTGCTATACCCCTACGCTTACCACCTCCAAAGCCGTAATTGTTTAAAAGCCTGTTTTCAATCTGGTTTTTATCGTCTGCATCTAGTGGCACTGAAGTACCTAGGGAGCTGCCTTTTGCATCACTAGAAAACCCTTCACGCCCGTTGGATTGAATAATAACGTTTTCCGCATCTCCAACAAGTCCAACGTTTGAAATATGTTTGATAACAGCATCTATCTTGCTTTTACCAGTGATTGCAGCCTGATCCGTACAGTCAAGACCGTTGGTTACATCGTAAAACGGGATTATATCTCTAAGCTCGATTAACCTCTCTTTATCGGTTTCGTCCGTGTATTTAATTTTCTGGTCAAAATAAGCCTCAATCTCTGCTTCGTCAATCAATAAAGGCGATAGCATTTTCTCTGGAAAATCAATATAACCACTGTTGAGATTGTAAAGAAAGTCTGGCGGTAACCCAACTCCTCCGTAAGGTTTCTGGTACACATAGCCATACACACACTTAAACCACTCGAATTGTTTTAGTAAATCTTGCTTAGATTGGAATGGGTTTGGATTATTAATCAGTTTGATAATGTCATGATCGACTTCCATTTCTCCATCCGTTCCTTCAATGTAAAATTCGGCTTGGGATAGGATTTGCGCTCGTATAGAGATACAAGCAGAAGCTACAGGATTGTTAGTTGCTATCTTTAGTTTATCACCGTTTAAAAAATCTGCACCCCTCTTAAAATTGAAGTGTGTACCATCTTTATAACGAATATAACCTAAAGCCGATAAAGCTCTATCTACTATGCCCATAAGTGAAAACCCAATTATACAGGGTCTTCAAATATAATTCTGCATCTTGCGTGAATTGGTGTTATATTTTTACTCGAAGTTTCTTTTATAAAAATCATCAGCAACACACGCTAGTAACGTGATACTGTCTGGAGCGTCATCGTGTTTTGCTTTGCCATCCTTGGTGTACGAAAATAGCTGCTTCATTGCTTTGTCGTAATCGCTGCCTGCCGCATAGTCATTTCTAAATACAAAGTGCGTGCGTATGAAGTGTGACTTCTGTATAATTCTGGAATGCTTATTGGCTGTTTGATGAATTGGCAGTAATCGGGTATTAGAAGTAATGTTTTTTTGAACGTCTTTAAAAAATATAGAGCCGTGGTTGTTGGTTTCAATGGCGCAAAAGTCTAAATTATTGCTTTTTATCAATTGAGTGGATTGTGGTATGGTGTATTCAGTGTTTTCTCTAGTGAATAACCAATCTGTAACGTATATCTTAGAGCCTATAATGTGACCCATTGGAAAGCTTAAGAAGTCCATCCCTTCATCTGCTACATCTATCCCTCCTATGCGTCCCTCTATCCTGTTTTCGTCAAAGTCATTACCGCTGAAGTACTCGAAGTCTGTTTTTAAGAATACGAGCCCTTTCTGTGGTTTCGGATCTTGCTGATATTGATTTTCAAACACTAATTCATTAACTAGTTTTAATTTCATCAACTCCTCAATAGTGTGTTTGAATGACCACAAAGCTTTTCCTTCCTCGCTTATGGCGGGCATCATCAACACTTCCCATGCATCTGGCTCTAAGTCTATAAGGTAACCGCTTAGGTCTCTCTCGTGTACACGCTGCATGACGATTATAATAGGCGTGTTACGGCTGTTGGTTCTGGAACGTATGGTGTTGTCAAAACGTTGATTGATCTTCTCTCGCATATCTGGTGAATCTGCGTCCTCTGGCTTGATCGGGTCATCAATGATAATCGCTCCTTGAAACTTGGACTGCATCTGATCTATGTCATTGAAAAATTCCTGATCTTCCTTGGATTCGTCCTCCACCTGTCCAGCTCCAAAGCCTGTAATTTGCCCTCCTGAAGCTGCTGCATATATGCCACCGCCTTGATCGGTGTACCACTTACGTTTTGATTTACTGTCTTTTTTTAGTTTGACATTAAAGAATTTCTGATAGTCATCGCTTTCAATTAAATCTTTGACTGATTCCGAGTTGTCAAGAGCTAGTGTTTCTGAATAAGATGTGTGTATGAATTTTGAACGTGGGTTGAGTGCTAGTCCCATAGAGATAAGGCTCTTAACAAGTAATTCTGTCTTGCCATAACGAGGTGGCATATTAATAATTACTCGGGTAAGCTCTCCTTTAAAGACACGCTTCATTATACGGCAAATCTCTTTGTGATGGTCGTTAACAACAAACTTTCGATTGAATGTTTTTTTAAAGAAATAACGAGTAAAGAATAAAGGGCTGTCTAATAGATTCGCCTTAATTACCTCATCTTCAGTAACTTTAGTATTCTGAGTTAAGCTTTTCATCTAGTAGTTTCATTTTCTCTGGGGTTAGATTAGGCGTTAAAGACCCGCTTTTCTGCGTGTTATCCTTCTCATAGAAGCCAATATGCTTGGCTATCTTTTCAATCGTCCAGTCTTTGCCATGTAGTTTTAATTCAATGCCGTTACGAGTGTCTTTGATTGACTCTATGCACATTAACTGCTCTTCAGTAAGTTGATCGAAAGGCTTGAAATGTAAGACTCTTTCTATTTTAATTTTAATCTCCCTCTCTCCTTCTTTATTTTCAGTTAGAAAAGGCGTTTCTATTTCCACAAAGTCAACATACTGATCTATCCGTGATTTTCTTAGGATCGTGAGGTGTTTCAGCAACTCCCTTGAATCTGTTTTAAATTCCTTTTCTGCTATCTCTGCCGCTATCTTTTTGAGTTCGCTGACCCTTGTAGCAACCTTGCTATCTTTAAGAAGACGAGAGGCTGCTTCATTAATAGTAGTGTCTTTCATTTTAGACGCATCATACGCTATCCTATAAGCTGCTGATGCATCGTCTAGCTTTACATACTCTTTGCAAAATATTTCTTGCTTATTTGTTAGTGCCATTTGTTTCTTATTTAATTACAACTTTAGTCCAATAAAGTTTTGTTTTAGGCTTTTTTTCTCTCTTCTTTTTTATAAACTGGATAGCTTTTTCATTTGTATAAAAAGCCTTTATTGCTATGTTTGTTTTTTTACAAGCCACAATACAAACATAGTTTTTCCTTTTAGGTGGTGTAGGTTGTATTCTTTTAGGTTCTTTTTGCAACAGCCTTCTCGTGGTGTCATCCCATTTTGTTGGGGTTGGCACTCTATTTGGCTTAGACTTGTTGTTTCGACTTGAGTTATATCGTTTTATCATCAAGTCGCCAACCATGATACTTAATAAAATAGCGCAATAAATAGTTAAGAATATTTCCATAGTTTCTATGAATTAATTGAATAGTATTTGAATGATGGTTTGTTTTTGTATAGAACGGTGCTAGGTTTTATAATCGCTGCTTTTTCAAGTAGTTTGAAAGTTTTGAACACCGTTGATCTTGAAATTGAGAATCCGTCAGGGATGCTTGTGTGAATGTCCTTTACTGAAAACATAGGCTTGGAGTCCATCATAATGTCAAGAATGAGCATCCGTTCTTTGGTGGCTACTATTTTGTATTTCGTGTAATTCCATTGATGGTCTTTCTT